TTCAACTCCTGTATCTGTTGCCAATGGTGGAACTGGTATTACTGCTTTTGGAACTGGCGTTGCTACTGCATTAGGAACAAATGTTGGTTCCGCAGGTGCTTTTGTAACTAATGGCGGAGCGTTAGGAACGCCATCTAGCGCAACATTAACTAACGCAACAGGATTACCTATTAGCACTGGCGTTAATGGTCTTGGAACTGGCGTAGCAACTGCTCTAGCAGTAAATGTTGGAACGGCTGGCGCACCCGTTGTGAATGGTGGCGCACTTGGAACACCATCTAGCGGTACTCTTACAAATGCCACAGGTTTGCCTATCAGCACAGGTGTATCAGGTTTAGGAACTGGAGTTGCTACATTTCTTGCTACTCCTTCAAGCGCGAATTTAGCAGCGGCATTAACAGATGAAACTGGAACAGGAGCAAATGTATTTGCTACATCTCCAACTTTAGTTACACCTATTTTGGGAACTCCAACATCAGGAACTTTAACAAATTGCACAGGATTACCCGTATCAACAGGAGTATCAGGATTAGGAACTGGCGTAGCAACATTTTTAGCAACTCCTTCTTCTGCTAATCTTGCTTCTGCGGTTACTGACGAAACTGGTTCAGGCGCTCTTGTATTTGGCACTAGCCCAACTCTTACAACTCCAACACTTACCAGCGCCGTTATTACGCAAGCACTTGTAACTCCTTCTTTTACAACTAATGCTTATACTCTTGTTCTTACAGACCAAGGAGATATTCTTTTAGCATCTAACGGAGCAACCGCAGGAACAATTAACATTCCAACTAATGCTTCAGTTGCTTTCCCAACTGGAACTCAAATTACAATTATTCAAACAGGCGCAGGACAACTTACTATTCAGGCTTCAACTCCTGCAACAACAACAGTTGCTTCAACAGGTGCTACTTCAACCGCACCTAAACTACGCGCACAAAATTCATCTGCTACTTGTATCAAAACAGGAACAGATACTTGGTATGTAGTGGGAGATATTTCCTAATGCCTATTCTTGGAACTATTGCTTCTTCTTATTTACAAGCAACTACTTCTTATTTTTCTATTGCTTCAGAAACATTAGGAGCGTCAAAAAACACAATAACTTTCAATAACATTTCTGCCGACTATACTCATTTACAACTTCGTATTGCGTGTCTATATGGCGCTGGAGATTTTCAGTTTCGTCTAAATAGTGATACAGGTTCAAACTATCGTTATCATTTTTCTTACGCCACAGGAACAAGCAGAGTTTCTGCTAATAGTGGTTCTGCGAACACAAATGTTATGTATGGTGGATATAACACGGGTTCAACATATCCACATTGCGTGACGATAGATTTTCTTGATTATCGCAACACTAATAAAAATAAAGTGGCGCGTTGTCATCAAGGCACTAACTCAGGTAACTATATTATGGATATTTCAAATGTTTGGTACAACACCGCCGCAATTACACGCATAGACATTTTTCCACAACCCGGACAAGGTGATTTTGTAACAGGTTCTTCTTTTGCGCTTTATGGAATTAAGGGGTGATGTATGCCAGCGACAACATATAAAGTTATTGAAACTCAAACACTTCCTAGTACAACAGGTAGCGTAACTTTTAATAATATTCCACAAACATATACCGACCTTGTCATGGTCATCGCTGGAACTTCTACTGCTCACATGGATATGGCGTGGCGCGCCAACAACGACACAGGCAGCAATTACTTTGGTCAGCGTTGGCAATCAACAACAAGTGGTCAAGGGTCAGATACATCAAGTAGCGCGAATCAAGCCAATGCTTCTACTTTTGGCACGAATCAAAGTCTTTGTATATTTCAATGGTTCAGTTATTCTTCTACTGTTTTGCGCAAGTCTTGTATCCAATGGAATAGTAACTATTCGCAAGATATCATTACGCTAGGTCATTGTTCTTGGAACAATACTGCCGCGATTACCCGATTAGACTTCAACACACCCTTCGGTCAAAGTGGTCAATATGTCGCTGGAACTAGATTTACTCTTTACGGAATAAAGGCGGAGTGATGACATACAAACTGATAGAAACTCTTTCTGTTCCTGCCACACCGCAAAATGCAATAGATTTTCAAAATATTCCAGCGACTTATACTGATTTGGTTATTCTCGCATCGTTGCGGAATAACGATTCAGGTCAGGCAGGAAATGTGCTTGTGGAACTCAACGGAAACGCCAACGCTACTTCAAATATTTTTTGGCAGGGTAATGGTGCTGGATTAGCACAGAGCAGCGTATCGGCTATGGTCGGAGATATGAATACCAATTTTGACCCTAGTGGTTTATTTACTAATATTTTGATTTATTTTGGCAACTATGCGTCTAGCAATAATAAAAACTTTTTTACAAAGTCAATTATGGAAACTAATAATGCTACCGCGTATATGCAGAACGACGCAAACTTATGGTCAAATAGTGCGGCAATAAATCGCCTTACTTTGCGGAACAGAAATGCTGGAATCAACTTTGTACAGCACTCATCAGCGAGTCTGTACGGAATAAGAAACTCCTGAAAGGAATAACTATGGCTAGACCAACACGACTCGTAGTAGATTGCTCCACAGGAGTAAAAACTATTGAGGAATACACAGATGAAGAAATGGCGCAACTAGAAATAGATACCGCTAGATACGCGGAAGAACAAGCACAAAAAGAAGCCGAAGCAGAGGCTAAAGCCTTAGCCAAAGCCTCTGCTCTTGCTAAACTTGCTGAACTCGGACTTACAGAAGAAGAAGCCGCCGCGCTTATTTCGTAATCTAGGAAGGTCGGCAAATGACTACTACCTATCGGTATTTATTTGCCGACTTATTAACTAATGAGATTATTGCGGAATTACCGCTAACCACAGTAAGTTTTACTCAACAATTAAATCAGGCTGGAACTTTTAACGCTCGTTTGCTTATCTCTGGTATTAACACCGACCAATACAATGTAGATGCGGCAACTCAACCAGCGCGTAATGCTATTTATGTAGATAGAAATGGCACACTTGTTTGGGGTGGTGTTATCTGGAATCGGTCATATTCATCTGCTGACCAAACATTAAACATTACTGCCAGAGAATTTGAAAGTTATTTTGAACATAGATTAATAACAACAACTACGGCTTTTTCTAATATTGACCAATTAGTTATAGCAAGAACTTTAATAAATAACGCACAAAGTGCTACATATGGCAATATTGGCGTTATAGTTGGTTCAGAAACATCTGGTGTGCTAATTGACCGTGTTTATTATGATTACGAATTAAAAAATGTTTGGCAAGCAATAAAAGATTTATCAAATCAAGATGATGGTTTTGATTTTACAATCAAAGTTGAATACGATGCCATTACAAATGAACCATTAAAAACTTTAATATTAGGTTATCCACGCACAGGCAATATTGATACGGGTGTAGGCGATACTGGAACACCTGTATTTTTATTTCCTGCTGGCAATATTGTTGAATATGAATATCCCGAAGATGGTTCAATTATTGGTAATACTTTATATGTTATTGGTGCTGGTTCTAATGAAGGTAAATTACAAGCATCTGCACAAGATACAAGTAAATTATTGGCAGGTTGGCCGTTATTGGAAAACTCTGCTAATTATTTAGATATAACAGATGCAAATGTATTAGATGAATTAGCAACTGCGCAAGTATTGGCATTATCTGAACCACCGCCAATTATTAACATTGTTGTTCCTGCTTATGAAGTTCCAGTATTTGGTACTTATTCAATAGGTGATGATGCTCGCTTAATCATTACCGACCCACGCTTTCCTAATGGTTTGGATGAGATATATCGCATTGTAGGCTTTAATGTCCAGCCCGGTGAAAATGGTCCAGAGCGTGTTACCATTACTTTAACTGTTACTACAAACTAAGGCACATATGGCATATATAAACCAACCGCCAGATTTACGGCTACTTTTTCACGAAATAACAAATCGGTTAGAAAAATTAGAACGCGCACAACGATTTACTGCGCCTAATGTTAATATCACCACAAACCCGCCAAGTAACCCACGCACGGGCGATATATTCTTTGATACTGCTACTAATAAATTAGTATTTTGGAACGGCACAAATTGGCGTAAAATTACGGATTCTGTCTATCCATAATGTAATATTATGACTATGTCTGCTACTGAATGGGCTGGTCTAGCCGTATCTATAACCACATTAATAGGTGCTTTGTCTATTGGTGTTAGGCATTTAGTCAAGTATTATTTGGCAGAATTAAAACCTAATGGTGGCACAAGCATTAAAGATAAAATTAAAGATATAGATGACAAAATAGACAAACTGGAGGCAAGAATTGACGAAATCTACAAGTTCCTTATTAAATAACGAATTAATCAAAAACTTAGCCATTTCACAAATTGGTTATGAGGAACAACCAACCAACAAAACAATGTATGGCAAATGGTATGGATTAAACGGACAACCTTGGTGTGCAATGTTTGTGTCTTGGATATTTGACCAAGCAGATGAAAGTAAAAGAATTGCCGCATCTAGCGCCAAAGGCTTTGCTAGTTGTGATGCTGGCTTAAAATGGTTTTCAAAACATAACAAACTTGTTCCTATTGGAGAGGCTAAAGAAGGAGATATTGCTTTTTTCCAGTTTGATGACGATGCACAACCCGACCATACTGGCATAGTTATCAAAAACACGGGCAAATATCTTGTCTGTGTTGAGGGTAATACCTCACCTAACAAAAAAGGCTCGCAATCAAATGGTGGCGGTGTATATCGCAAAAAGCGACCATATTCCGTTATTATGGCAGTTGCGCGACCATAAGGAGGCAGAAATGAATCCAAAAATGAAATCAGCGCTTGAATCATACGGCCGCTCGTTTTTAGTAGCGGCAGTAACGGCTTATACGCTTGGTGCAACAGATATCAAAGATATAGCAACGGCTGGATTGATTGCCGTTATTGCTCCCGCTATCCGCGCTATTAATCCAAATGACCCAGCCTTTGGTAAAGTAGCCGATGTAGTTGAAAAAGAGTTGGCAAAAAAACCAACACGCAAGAAAAAAACTAAATAGATAAATCGTGGTTGGGTAAATGAAGGGGAAGCATTTACCCAACTATGTCTAATATTGATGCTAAATTTCATATCAAATATCGTGTTATTAACGGTTGCTGGGTTTGGCAAGGCGCATTATTAAATAGTGGATATGGGCTATTTACGGATGAAACAGGCAAAGCAGTTACTGCTCATAGATGGGCATATAGGCATTTCAAAGGCGAGATACCAACAGGGTTAGTAATAGACCATATATGCCGTAATCCAGCGTGTGTTAATCCACGCCACTTACAGGCTATTTCTCAATCAGATAATATAAAGCGTAGTTTATTAGTCAAATTGCGTAGCGCCAGAACGCATTGTAAGCACGGGCACGAATTTACGCCAGAAAATACTAAATATGTGAAAGGACAAAGAGGCCGTAGGTGTGCCAAATGTCTGCAAATAAGTAAGGCTAAATCCAGAGGGTTATAACGGCGTGTCGTTTCTTTTCGGCATCCTTTTCTGTATCCTTCTTGTATGGCACTTAAAAAAAGTATTGAGCAGTTTCGTTGGAAACAAATGGATAATGGTTGTCCATATGCTAATTTCTTAAAAAAAGTTACAAATAAAGAAGATTTAGAAGCATTGAAGGAAGCCGTAGAAAAAGGCATCCCAGCAACCACTATTTGTAAAGCGTTACGCGCCGAAGGTTATCGTTTAGCCGAAATAAACATTAATGAGCATAGAAGGGGTGTTTGTAGATGTCAGAACAAAAAATGAGAGAAATATTAGAACAAAGACAAATGCATCACGGAGATTTCTATATTAACTTTTTAACTATTGGCAAAATATGGGGCGCTTTACTTGGCATTGAGGCAATAGACCCATATAAGGTTGGGTTAATGATGGATTCATTAAAAACAGTTCGCGCTTTCAATAATCCTGAGCACGAAGATAATTGGCTAGACAAATTGGGTTACACCACACACGCGCAAAGCGCATCTTTTTACGATAAAACAAAACGGAAAATATGAGCATAAGCCAGCGATTATCAGAACTTCCCGATGAAATTGCTAGTGATGATGTTGTGGAGTTGCGTAAAGCATTAATTAGAATTCAAAAACAATTAAAAGATGCTAAACAACGCACTAACGAATTAGTTGAAGTAACAATACAAGCCGCTAAAGATGCCACTTTGGCTATGGGTCCGATTCAACCAGTAACGCCACCAAATGTAGCAAAAAGTGGCAAAAAGAAACCAGAAGTTGCGTTATGGCATTTAACGGATTGGCAAGGTAGTAAAAAAACAACCACATATAACTCGCAAATAATGCGCAAACGCGTATTGGAATTTGTATCTAAAGCCAAAGCAATTACAAATATACAACGCGCAGACCATCCCATAAATGATGCCGTTATTATGTTTGGTGGCGATATGGTGGAAGGATTATTTAATTATCCAGCGCAATTACACGAAGTGGATAGCACTTTATTTGAACAATATGTAACTGTTAGCCGTTTAATTGTGGATACAGTTAGAGAAGCACTTGCTATTTACGACAAAGTGCTAGTTGTTGCGGAATGGGGTAACCACGGGCGCATAGGTTCAAAACGCGCAGATGTGCCACGCAACGACAATATTGACCGCATGTGTTATGAATTGGCACGGCAATTATTGGGAAGTGAAAAACGATTAACTTGGCAAGATTGCCCAGATGATGTTCAAAGAGTGCAAATAGGCGAATACAAAGCGTTGTTAATACACGGTGATGAAGTTGGGCGCAACGGGTTTGCTAGTCCAACCGCCATTGTTCAACACGCTAATCGTTGGCGTAGTGGTGCATATCCTTGGGAATTTAGAGATGTATATATTGGGCATTATCACACACACGCTTGTTGGCCTATGGCAAACGGATTAGGTTCGGTATATCAAACAGGTAGCACGGAAAGTGATAACCGCTATGCCAGAGATTTATTAGCGGCTAGTGCTATACCCAGCCAGCGTTTGCACTTTATTGACCCAATTAAAGGCAGAGTTACTGCCGAATATAAGATTTGGCTGGACTAGCATCCACCGCATCAATTGCATTATCTAAAGAATATGTATGCTCGGTAGCACAATTACCACAACTTAGGCACATTATTCATCTTCTTCATCATCATCGCCATCAAATTCTGATGCGTGTAAATTGGCAAATAAATCATCAATATCAACGCCGTTAATTTTTACATCTTCAATAATTCCGCGAGCCAATTCGCGAGTGCGTTTAATCATATCGTCAATTACATCTGGGTAATTGTGGTCGGTAGTTATGCTAATAAATAACTCGCCGATATTGACATTCACTTCATTTTTTGCCATAAGCCAAGTGTAAAGCCATATATGCGTGGCATTGCAAGCGCACACACGGCAAGTAACAACTGCCTATACATACCGTTAATTAGCCTTGTAAGCCAATTATAGACACTTTGATTAGCAAGTGCTATAAGTTAGCCACTAGCATTTATTTGCCTCTCTACGGGGCTGTAACGCCGTTATTTGACCCTCTAAAAACAGTGATTTCCTTTATATGATAGGATTACTCCATAACTTAATAGAGATTACGAACCCAGTTCAACCGTTACCCGAGAAATCGGCAGTGGCACTCCCACAACTTCGGCTCTAGGCAGTAGTAATTCTCACCGAACAATGACAATTAAATAAGTTACAAAAACACGGTGAAGGCATCGGCATAACGCATTGTTGGTTGAAATATCACCACCGCACCGCACCGCCCTGACGACAGTTTTTGCAACTTATTTTTTATATGGAAGGCACAGACGGCAAGCCGCATCCGTTATTTTGGCGGCACCGTCCAGAGTATCCAGTAACAAAGTGCAAGTCCGTTATAGCCAGCACAGATTATCCGCCCGTTGCCAAGCACGGCGGATAACATTTAGGCATTAGTAACGGTATTCGGCAAGGTTAGCAATTAGCCGATGTAACACATTGCACGGAGTTATGACACGCAAATAAGGGAACGCACCTCGGCATAAGACCAAAACAGGCGCCTAAGTTAGTGACAGACTTAGGTGGAAACTAGCGAGTAACCAGCGCAATCCAAATAAAGCGGAAGTCGGTATGGAGAATTACCTTTTAGGTCGGTTTGGCACACCGATAGCAATTCACACAATTGCACAACATAAATAACTAGGGACAACAATTTCCGAAACCGCGTTGGCACTAAAAGTCAGCGCGGTCTAACTGCTATTGGCACGCAGTTACTGATGAGGAAGCCAACATTGAAAGGGATAACACAATGGAATGCGCAAACTGCGGTAACACAGGAACAATCAAATATCAATTCCCATATGACACAGAAAATACAGAAGCAACTATTTTTTGTGATGTATGTTTTGATACATTTGTAAAACTAAATAAGCAGGAAATTAATACACAAGAAACAATGGAAAATACTTGGGCAACATTTCAACAACAACTAAGAGGGATGGCATAACAATGGCTACAACAAAAAAAGACTATGAAGTAATTGCGGCAATCATTACAATAGCAAGAGAACAATATCCAGATTCAAGCGATGTATTAGATGCAGTATCTAATATGTTGGCTGGAGCGTTTTCAGTTAGCAATCCCAGATTTGATATGGAAATCTGGAGAGTTAAAAGTGGAACACAAATTTAATATAGCAATAGCAATAGCAATTGCCGACTTGCACGGGGTCGGCATTTGTTTTATACCGTGCAGTTAGCAAACAAACCAAACACGAAAGGGATAAGCAAATGAACGACAGAATGGAACAACGCACCAAAGGTTATACAGGTTATCTAATTAATGGCTGGGCATTAGCCAAAATTGCTAATCAGATATTAGCACTTCAATACGACAATCCAAGTTCCGTCAAAATTGACGATTTGTTGTTGATTAAATTGGCTAAACAAGACCCTTGGGGCGAACCAAAATATGCACTGGTTTGTTCAGAAGGCGTTGGCTGGGAACAAGATGAATATAGAACAATTGAAGTTCCAACAAATGTTGGCAATGGCTGGCTAAATGGCAGAGTTCATATTTCAATTGATGTTATTTTATCTTGCGTATCATCACGACAAAAAGATATTGCTGAATATATCCGCGTATTCGGCGATAGATTAGATGACAATGTAAGCATTTGGCAACATCAAATGCATCGTCTAGTTAGAGAGGAGGCATAATCGTGGCATTATTCAATGTAACAGTTAAATTATCGGGCAACGATGGTAACGCGTTTGCAATTATGGGTTCAGTTCGGAACGCGTTGAAAAAGGCTGGCGCAACTAAAGAACAATTGGACCAATACACAATGGATTCAATGAGTGGCGACTACCAAAATTTACTACGCGTTGCAAGTCGGTATGTAAATATAAGGTAAGGCGAAACCGCGCTTCGGCGCGGTCTAGTGCTGGACGGCACTACTGATGAGCCTCATCAGACTATGAAAGGGATACAAAATGGCAAGAGATACACAAGCAACACGCGAAACAATCAGACAAATGCTAGACAAACTTCAAGGCGAAAATCTAATGGCAGAAGTGGATAAACTTTTAGCCGTAGTAACACATTTAGATGAACGCGTTGATTATTATCAAACCGCTTATTGGAAAGCAATGGCAGAAACTACCGATTTGCGTAAAAAAGCCCGTGAATATTTCCAAGAGGAATTAGGCGGAGATAAAAATAAAACAGTTGAAATGGATGCAGATGCTATCAATGAGTTATTAACACTTATTGGTGCAGATGAAATCAAATTTGCTTATTCCGCTAATGTAACCATTAAATTCACAATTACTGGCGTGGAAGCAGAAAATGAGGAAGATGCCAAATCAACCATATTGGATGCAATTAGTTATCAAATTGCAAACGATATTACTTACGACACGATTGAAGATGAAGAATATGAAGTTGACGAAGTGGAAGCAGAATAAATATGGCTATCGGCATTATCTGCTTTTTATGCGAAGATAAAGCAATACATTTCCCATTTGAAGGATGGGATGCCAATGGTGATGGATATTGTTGCCATTGTTATACAGGGTCAATCAATTGCCAAATATGTAAGGAGAATAAAAAATGGACGAAATAACATATGTAGTAGTAAGTCCGGGCGGCTATTACGCCGATGCTTGCCAACGCAAAGGGTTTTGCAAAGTTGGTCAGCATTTAGTGGTTAGTTTTACCGCTTGGAACAAATGGTATAACGAAGCAAGATTTTCACGCTTGCCAGTTACGCCACCACAACCAGCCTTTTGTGGCGATAATTATGAAATTGCCAAATCGGTTGCCGATGACTTAAATGAATGGAAGGCAGATAATGCAAACATTTCTACCATATGCTAACTTCACAAAATCAGCAGTTGTTTTAGATAACAAACGGCTAGGCAAACAGCGTGTTGAAGCGTGGCAAATACTTAATACGCTTACAGGCAAATCAGCAGGGTGGGCTAACCACCCTGCTACCAAGATGTGGCAAGGTTACGAATATTTACTTGCGCTCTATGGCATAACCATTTGCGTTGAATGGGAATATCGTGGTTTCAAAGACACTTTATTACCTAAATTTGCAGAAGTTAGCGAAAATCTTACCGATACAGGTAACCCTTGGTGGCTGGGCTTTGAGCCACTTCATATTTCCCATCAAAGCAATTTGATGCGGAAAGACCCTATACATTACAAATTTGGGGTCGCTTCAAACCTGCCGTATATCTGGTGTCGCCCTGACGGCACATTTTACGCAGGTCCATTACAAACAACTACAACGAAAGGGATAAATAATGTCTCACCGATTAGAGCAATTTGAGGATGGCGATACTGCCTTCTTCACCAACCGTGAGGTAGCGTGGCATAAACTTGGAACAGTTACCGATGGCGCGCTTACTTCCGACCAAGCACTTGAAACTGCATTTCTGGATTGGACAGTTACCAAATCAGAAAACCCAGTAACAACAATTGTCCCAGCCTATGATGGCGACAAAACGGAAACAATCACATATACCGATAAATTTATGACTTATCGGTATCATCCAAAGACACGCAAGGCGGAAGCACTTGGTGTAGTTGGCTCACGATACACACCAGTTCAAAATTCAGAAGCATTTGGCTTTCTAAATGCAATTGCCGATGAATCTGGCGCAGTATTTGAAACGGCTGGCAGTATTGATAATGGTCGTAAAGTATTTATGACTATGAAAATGCCAGAGGGTATTTTAATTGGTGGCGTAGATGCTATTGATATGTACCTTATGGCTTGGAACACGCACGATGGGTCATCATCATTCAATGTATTGGTAACTCCTATCCGCGTTGTCTGCCAAAACACACTTACTGCCGCTATTAAGCAAGCCGCACAAACATTTATCGTCAGACATACTGCTGGCGTTAATGACAAAATTGAAGCGGCTCGCGACACCTTGAAAGTTACATTCAAGTATCAAGCCGAGTTTAAGAAAATTGCTGATAATTTACTTAAACAAAGTATGACGGACAAAGATTTCTACGCCTTAGTGGATAAAGTTTTTCCAATTAAGGATGAGGAATCACCAAGAGCCGTAACTATGGCAGAAACGGCACGCTCTACTGTTAATGGCTTATGGAAAGCACCAACACAAGCCAATATAGCCAATACCAAATGGGCGGCATATAACGCATTTGCCGAATACGCGGATTGGGCTAAGCCTGTTAGAGATGCTAACGCTGATACTGCTAGGGCTATCCGTATCGTAACTGGCGCTGGAGATAGGTTCAAGAACAAGGTATTGAATCTACTCTAAGTCATAGCAGGTCATTAGGCGGGTTGGCACACATTGGGTTATATAAAGTTATCCCCCCAAAGTGCTAACCCGCCTAATCGTTTATAAATCACGATTCATTTGATAGGCATAACAGTAAAAAATATTATGACTTGCAAATAAATCACTTGTTAAATGTCTTACCCATCTAATAACCTATGAACTGGAGGCAAACCCAATGATAAGTAGCATAATCGGCATACTCTTTTCCGTATCGGTGGGAGTAATTGCATTATTAACAAATAAAGCAAATGGCAATCCTTCTCAATTAACACTACGCGGTAAGCGATTGTTATTTATAGTGGCATTTTTAATTGGTCTGCTTATAAATCAAATTGCGCTAAATCTGTATTGGACAGGTGATGGCTACAAATGGTTATAGGCAGTTTTTTAATTTTCTGCTGGCACAATGCCAACAGATATACCGAAAGGAAGGCAAATGGCTAAATCAACCATCAAGTTGCTAGTTGGAGTGGATATCAACCACCCAAATACTGGCGCGGTTGAAGGTAAGTTAAAGGGAGCGGAACTAGCAGAATGGTTACGCAATCAAGCAGAATCACAAGTAGTTGATTCATTAACTATGGCAGAACTTAATCCGAAGGTTCTGCGAGTTAGAGTAGAACGGAAGAAGGCATAAATGACAGATAAAACGGCTCTTGCGGTCAGTAATGACCAAAAGATGTGGGATGAAAAGCAACTTGCGGCACTTAAGCAATTGGGGTTAGCAAACGCTCCAAAGGCTGATTTAGCCGTATTTCTACACTATGCCCAGCGAACAGGTTTAGACCCGTTTGCTAGGCAGTTATATATGATTGAAAGGGGTGGCAGATACACAATTCAAGCAAGTATTGATGGATTGCGTATCGTGGCACAACGCTCTGGCGAATATGCTGGACAAGTTGGCCCGTATTGGTGTGGTGATGATGGCGAGTGGATAGATGTTTGGCTAGATACCAAACCACCCGTTGCCGCAAAAGTAGGGGTAATGCGTAAGGGTTTTAATGAACCATTATGGGCAGTAGCAAAGTTTGATAGTTATAACGCTACTACTCCAATTTGGCGCAAAATGCCCGACACAATGATTGCCAAATGCGCAGAAGCGTTGGCTTTGCGTAAGGCATTTCCTAATGATTTATCAGGTATCTATACAACGGAAGAGATGGAACAAGCCGAAGTAGTAACGCGACCCGTTATTACTACAGTTGAAATACCTGAATCAAAACCAGTTGAAGGCGCACATCATATTGCCAATTATCAAGATACTGCTTCTAATATCAAGAAAATTGATAATTTGAATGATTTGCGAACCTTATTTGCCGAACTGAAATCGGAATTAGATGCCGAATTTCCAAGTCGGGTAAATGATGGGCAATTAACTACTCTCCGAGCAGAAATTATGGAGAGAAAAGCCTTCCTAGAAAGCGAGAAGGTAAATGGCTAATTCAAGTTTCCATCATATGGAACTTGATTTAACTGGCGTTATAAACCCTGCGGATAAGTTTGAGGAATATCACAGACTTAATCCGCAGGTTTATACGGCTCTTGAATCAATGACGCGTGAATTGGTAAATCGTGGTAGGGGCAAAATTGGCATCAAAATGCTATTTGAAGTTTTACGCTGGAATTACTATATGACTACCAGCGACCCTAATAGCGATTTCAAGATAAATAACAACTATGCACCTTATTACGCACGGTTGATACTGGAACGCCACCCAGAGTGGGATGGCATATTTGAACTAAGAAGCATAAGGAGCAACTAATGGAGTCAAAAGATAAACAACCAACTTGGTATGACTTTGCCAAGATTATCAATAACGATAATTTTAGTAGTTATACCAGCACCACAATTAAAACTGTTACCAAAAAGGATGATAAGCCTTTAGTGTCGGTATCGGTGGATAAATTGTTTGAACTATATGCCAATTTAGTTATGGCTGGTTTTGAAAAAGACGAAGCCTTAATTATTGTAATTGGGATTGCTAATCACGCCGATGGTGAGTAAAGAACCTTACCGTTGTTGGTATTGCGCAAACTGGAAAAGCAACGCAGATGATGCGTGTTCAATTTGTGGAAATAGTGGAAAGGAGAAACCAATTGGTTACACCACAGGCTATAGAAAATAGATTAGCAACTTTATCTAAAGAAATTGATGATGCACACAGTTTCCTAGAGAAAGCCGAGCACGGTTATCACCGAGCCAAAACCCAGTATGAAATAGCCATAGCAACGGCACGATTGAGTTATGGGTCGGAAAAAATGCGTGTTCAAGATGTAAATGACCACGCATTGTTATCTTGCCGTGATGAATTTACGGCATTAAATGAAGCAGAAGCCATAGTTAAAGCGGCTAGGGCTAACGCTACGCGTATTCGCACACAAGTGGATATTGCACGCTCTATCGGAACTTCCGTTAGGGCTTCATTAGAAATCTGAAAGGGATAAAATGAAAATAGATGAATTGTTAGTTAAAACGCTAACAACTTATGACGCTGACCGCAAACGAAGCCAACAAACCGAAGTGGGCGTAAGCCAAATTGGTGGTTGCCGTAGGCAGGTTTGGCATCAATTACAACGCACTCCTAAAGAAAATAACACCTTAAAACTCCCAGCACTTATGGGAACCGCTATTCATAAAATGATAGAAAATGCTTTTACGCAAACTATCAAAAATGAATGGAAGGATTATTGGCTAGAGGAAGAGTTTGAAAAAGATGGCATAAAAGGGCATATAGATATGTATATACCAGCAATAGGAGCAGTAATTGATTGGAAAACAACCAAGTTACGCAATTTGGATTATTTTCCTAGCAAACAACAACGCTGGCAAGTGCAGTTATATGGTTGGCTTATTAAATACGCTGGAGCAAACGACCCTAAAACTGTTACTTTAGTGGCTATACCGCGTGATGGAGATGAGCGCAATATCAAAATACACACGGAAGAATATAACGAAGCAATTGCATTAGAAGCGATGGAATGGTATCGCGAAGTGCAAAATATGACCGAACCACCAGCACCCGAACGATATGCGGCGCAATTTTGCCAACATTATTGCCCTTATTTTGGTCAGGCTTGCGGTGGTAAGGGAAAAGAAAAATCGGAAATAACTATTACGGATAATCAAACTGTAAAAGCCGTTAAACGCTATTTAGATGTTTCCGATGATATAAAAGAACTGGAAAAAGAAAAAGATGCCTTAAAAGCATTTCTTGAAAACACCGAAGGCGTTACATCTGATGGCATAAAGGTGGCTTGGTCGCAAACGGCTGGTCGTAAAATGCTAGATGAAGAACAAGTAGCGCAATTCTATGAAAGATACGGTGAGCCTATCCCGTTCAAACAAGGTCAAGCAAGTATGCGATTGACGGTGAAATAAATGGAAAACTTTTTACCGCCAACGGAACTTGAAGTAAGACAATCCATAGAACGGATTTTGCGCAAAAGAGCAAGTGAAGCCTGTTACTGGAAGGAAGATTTTGAGAACAAAAGTGCAAATACCGACCAGTTGCATTGGCGACAACTCTATTCGGAAAGTGCTATAAGACTTGCCGAGATTGAAAACTTATGGAACGAAGCGGCTGATATAGCCTCGGGAAAAAGGAAGGAGTAAAAATGGCTTGGATAAAAATTGACGATAGTTTTCCCGACCATCCAAAAGTTATTGGTTTATCTGATTTAGCATTTCGGCTACATATACGCGGATTATGCTATTCAGGTAAATATTTAACAGATGGGTTTGTTCCATATCAGGCAGTATCAGGAATGCTGAGTGATAAAGAAAGCACCGCCAAACCATCGGATGAATTGGAAGAAGTCGGTTTATGGATAAGAGTGGAAAAAGGATTTCAAATCCACGATTATTTGGCACATCAAACCAGTAAGGCTCAGGTTGAACATAAACGGGAAGCATTACGGACTAGAGCCAAGCGTTACCGACAAAAACAATCCGAAGCAGATGATGACGGGTGGGATAACGCGTTAGTAACAGAGCCAGAATACAGAATACAGAATACAGAAAACAGAATACAGATAAATAAACAACTTCCTACGCCTAGAGTAGCAAGTGCTAAAAATGCCGTTGAAGCAATAGGCAATAAACTTGCCGAAGCAAGAGCAAATGGTATTAACGCTTGGAACTTATCTAAGTTAGTGGAAGAACAATGGGATGCATTACATAACGCTAACGATATAGGCGGATGTATTGCATTAACTGCTTGGTATGTAGCGGAATTACAAACTAGGCAATTATCCAGCGCAGAAATTGGGCGCATAGGTCAAATGACTAAACGCTTTGGGCGTATAGCCTTATTGGCTATAGATGAGGCGGCAAGTAAAGATTTAACAGATTTAGTAAGTTACGCATATCGCGTGGCTCAGAATATGTATAAAGAAAGGCAGGGCAAATAATGGAACAAGGGACAACTTGTATCTTATGTAAAGATATAGCAACCCATACCAAAATGGGTAAGGCACTATGCGATTATCATTACGAATTATCCATTGACCACAAAAGAGGCAGGTAATTATGCAGATTCGGCATTTGTTTAATTTTGGCATATGCACCAAACCGCATTGGTCTGTAAAAAACGGACAATTATTGCTTGATACGCCAAAAGGCAAAGATACCGAATTGGCTAAACAAGTAATATCAGTATTGGAAGCACAAATACGCAACCAAATCGCTGAACAAATAATGGCTTGGAAACCATTAAACAATCGCAAACAAATCATCAAAACTGCTGGTTCGGTTGATAATGCTCTAATAGGCGTTCAAACCATTTGCGCCGATATAGCGTTAGGAAACTATGACGGAAAAACCAACTGAACTTAGTAATTTTGAATTACTACAAAAACTTTTACGCAATATAAATGAATTACGCGTAAAAGATGAGCCAATGAATGAACTTGCTTTTATTTATAAGCACGGTTTTGAAACGGCTATAGATGATGTAATGAATCTAATAAGAAGGGAAATGTAATGTTACTGGGACAAAATCATAATCATTGTGGCAGATTAAACTGCCGTTGCACACACACCGAAGGATGTGAAAAAGGCTTTATTCATATTCGTTATTTAGACCAACAGGAACGATGGAATAAAGGCGAAAAAATCGTGGTGGAAAAATGGTATGATGGGGTGCAATTCTGCTCGGTTTGTAATTATGAGAGAGCAGAAATCCAAAATACCTCCGTTAGCACCGAGGAAATGGGGCAAAGATTAAGAGAACGCTCCAAATATAAACACGCAGAAAACTACGATAACAAAGAGAGCGAAAAAACTCGCACTCTCTAAGGAGTAGCAGATATGCCAAATCGCAAAAAACTAAAAACAACTCTAATTATGGCTCTTGCGTTGGCGGTTGGAATCATATATCCAGCAGAAGCCACCGCGCCTAAACTAGAGATAAGACAAGTCCATAAAGCGATAGCACTAACAGAACCCAAAACATATGCCAAAATAAAAATGGCTAAATATGGTTGGGGTAAAAAACAATCCAAATGCCTAAATATGCTTTGGGGTAAAGAATCAGCGTGGAATCACCTTGCTGATAACCCTACTAGCACGGCTTTTGGTATAGCACAAATGCTTGGTGAAACAAGCACCGACCCAATGAAACAAATCATTAACGGATTGCGGTATATTGAGCACCGCTATGGAACACCTTGTAACGCTTGGAAATACTGGCAACGAAATAAATGGTATTAATGCTCATTTTTTCGTGGCTGGTAAAGCCGTGCCGCAAGGTTCGTTAAAATTCATTAATGGTCACGCAATTCATATGAGAGCAAATGACTTGGCTGTGTGGCGAGCAACAATTGCTAACTGCGCTCGCCACGCACAAGTTAGTAAAGCAGAAGAAGGCGTAGAAATTAATGTAACTTTCCATATGGCGCGCCCGAAAACAGTTAAACGCAAAGAACCGCATAAACGCCCTGATATAGATAAATTAGCAAGAGCAGTATTAGATGCTTTAACAGGCGTTGCTTATAATGATGATGAGCAAGTAGTTAAATTAACTGCTAGCAAAGAATATTCTGATATAGAAGGGGCTTGGATTAAAATTACTGACCGTGCAAAATTAAGCCGCAGTATCAGCAATACACAAATCCTTGACGATTACTTCAACACATATACCGATTAAACCCTCATTAAATTCTAGGAAGGCATCTAATGGCGGATTGGAAATCTCTAAGAGATTTGGTGTTAGCACGGTGTAAAGGATACTGCGAATTATGTGGGTTAGTATTAACAGATAATTTTGCATTACATCATCGCAAATTCAAATCGCGTGGCGGTAAAGATGAAGTTAATAATTTAATTGCGTTACATCACGATTGCCATAACTTGGCATCATTTAGTGTTCATATGAACATAAAAAAATCTACGCTATCGGGTCATATAGTTTCACGACACGCCGAGCCAGACAATATTCCATTACAGTTGCCTAACGGTTCTATTGTTACACTAACGGATGATGGGCAATACGATTACATTGAAAGGATAGAAGGTTATGGCTGGTGAAGGCATATTAACAGTTACAGGTAATTTAGGAAGCGACCCAGAATTAAGAAAAACACCAACGGGTGCATTAGTTACAAGTTTTACCATAGCAAATACTCCACGCGTTAAAAAAAATAACGAATGGGAAGATGGCGAAACAATTTGGTTTCGGTGTTTTGTTTGGGGTAAAGATGCTACGGGCGCGGCTAACGAATTACGAAAAGGCAAACGCGTAGTAATTAGTGGCAGATTTAATGTGGAAACTTGGGTAGATAAAGAAGGCAATAATCAAAAAACATTACAAATAAATTGTGATACTTACGGCATTGTTCCAAAAAATACGGCTGAACCATTAACGGTTGAGCATAATAAACCAATAGAGGACCCAGTTGATGACCCTTGGGCATAAGAAAGGCAGATAATGGAAAACACAGATATATCAGACGATATTGTAGATAGCGTTTATGCCGCCGAATTACTTGGCATCACGCCAAATAATTTGCGACAATTAGTGCATCGTAAATTGTTAATACCAGTAGGCAAACAAAAGCGTAGGTCGCTTTTTACTTTGGCAGATGTCCAGCGAGTGAAGGCAGTTCGCACTCCGTTTATCCCTTCGGAGTAGCGAATAGAGAGGGGTGCTTCCGTCCCTTGGCACCCCTCTCACTTAATTTTAGGAAAGGCTAAAAATGGAACTAGATATAGAAATTATCCCGATTGATGATTTAACGCTTGATGCTAATAACGCAAGAAGCCATAACAAGAAAAATATAGATGCTATTGCTAAATCGTTACAAACATTTGGGCAACGAAAACCCGTTGTTATAACAAAAGATAATATCGTAGTTGCTGGTAACGGCACATTAGAAGCCGCTCGGCAAATAGGGTGGAAAGGTTTATCCGTAGTGCGTGTTCCCGATACTTGGGATGAAGATACAATAAAAGCATATGCGCTTGCTGATAATCGCACGGCTGAATTGGCATCTTGGAATACAGAAATACTATTAAGCCAGTTACGGGAATTAAAATTAGAAGAATGGAACATTGGTGAATTAGGTTTCAAAGATTTTGATTTGAAAACCCGTGATGAAATAGATACCAGCATAAAAGAAATTGCTGAACGCTATGAAGTAGTAATTGAGTGCGCTGATGAAAACGAACAAACTGCTTTACTTTTGCGATTATCGGAAGAAGGATTAAGAGTAAGGGCTATCGTTATATGAGCACTATCAAATTAACTACGCAAATTGAAAGAACGCCACGCGTAATGCAATTAGAAGGCATATTTGATTTACAAGCGGCTAAATTATCTGTAACGGAAGTGCCAAATAATATCCCTGATTTATCTACTCGCTCTTGGAATATAGGGTTAATTGTTGGGCCATCAGGCGCAGGTAAAACAACTATTGCTAAAAATATGTTTAATAAAGAATTATCGTTGGCAGAAAATATGAAATGGAGTGCTAATAACGCCGTTATTGATGATTTCCCAAAACAAATGCCAATTAAAGATATAACAGAATTGTTATCTTCGGTGGGTTTCTCATCACCGCCAGCGTGGTTACGCCCTTATGAAAATTTAAGTAATGGTGAAAAATTTAGGGTTGCTATGGCAAGAATATTGGCAGAAAGTGAAGATATATCCGTTGTAGATGAATTTACATCGGTTATTGACCGCACAGTTGCGCAAATAGGTTCAGCCGCAATAGCCAAAACTGTTAGAGCCAGAAATCAGAAATTTGTTGCCGTATCGTGCCATTATGATATAGAAGAATGGTTACAACCCGATTGGATTTATCAGCCGCACTTAGGTGCCTTCACTTGGGGGTCGGTTCAACCCCGCCCACAAGTCAATTGTGAAATCATTTGGGCAAACTATACGGCGTGGCAAATCTTCGCTAAGCATCACTATTTAAGCGATACTTTGAATAAGTCGGCGCAAATATATGTGGGTTTGATTAATGACCAGCCAGCAATAATGACGGCAATACTGCCACTTATAAATGCCAATGTGAAAGCCGCTCGTAGAATCAGCCGAACAGTAGTTTTACCTGATTATCAGGGAATAGGCTTAGGCGGTAAATTCGTAGATGCTATTTGCGCTGGATTGAAGGCTCAGGGGCTCTCTACATATACGACCACAAGTCATCCAGCGCGTGTTAGGGCGTTGAATAAGTCATCTAATTGGGAAATGATTAGAGAACCCTCACGGGTCGCCCAAAGGGGCAAAACATCATCAATAACGGGTAGGCTGGGGCTATCGCGTAGTCGCATTACTACTGGCTTCCGTTACGCAGGTGCGCCCAATGAAGATATAGCAAAAATACTTTGTCCAAAACCATCTAATTAATGCTATATTTGTAGGATATATGGGGGGAAAAATTGGCAAGAGGTAAGTCAGACCCAGCAGTAATTGAACGCGAGAAAAAAGTGCTGGAACTACGGCGTGGCGGATTAACATTTGATTTAATTGCTGAACGCCTTGGATATGCCAACGCTAGTGGTGCGCATAAAGCGTATCAATCGGCGTGTCGGCGTATCGTGGTTGAAGATGTAGTAGCAATAAGAAATGCTGAAATAGACCGCTTAGATATTGCTCAGGCGGCTATATGGGGCGATGTAGTTAATGGCGTAGATGCGCAAGAGCGTGCCCGTGCCATATTGGCATTAATTAAAATAATGGAAAGGCGAGCGCGTTTATTAGGACTAGATGTTCCTGTTAAATCGCAAGTAGAGGTGAATATTTATGACCGAGATAGCATTGATGCCGAAGTTGCCAGACTTGTCGCTCTCCTTAATAGCAAGCCGCAGAGTGCGCTGGACACACCAATTAGCCCGACAGGAACAGTTACCAACTGAAGATAACAGTTGGCAGACTTGGTTATATTTAGCGGGTCGCGGTGCGGGCAAGACACGCACGGCGGCAGAATGGCTGGCGTATCAGGCATCTAGTCATCCTAAAACTCGGTGGGCTATCGTAGCGCCTACTTACGGAGATGCGCGTGATACTTGCGCCGAAGGCAATTCGGGTATCGTGGCAATATTGCGTGAGTATGGCACTTTGAAAGATTATAACCGTAGCATAGGCGAGATATTTTTACTTAACGGCTCACGGATTAAATTGTTTAGTGGTGAAGAACCAGAGCGTTTGCGTGGGCCTCAGCATCACGGCGGTTGGTTTGATGAATTAGCGGCATTTAAGCACCCAGAAGCGTGGGACCAATATCAATTTGGCTTACGCTTAGGTGCATTTCCACAAACTATTGTTACAACTACGCCAAAACCAATTAGGCTTATAAAAGATTTAATTGACCGTAACGGCGTTAAAGTCATACGCGGTAGCACATTTGATAACGCCGCTAACTTAGCGCCTAGTGCCATAGCCGAATTTAAGTTGCGTTATGAGAACACGCGGTTGGGTAGGCAAGAACTTTATGGCGAAATATTGGATAATGTAGAAGGCGCACTATGGACTCGCGAAATGATAGAGAGTGCTCGGGTCGTAAGTGCGCCACCCTTAATTCGCATAGTAATTGGCTTAGACCCTGCCGTAACCAGTAATGAAAATAGCGATGAAACAGGCATTATTGCGGCAGGTGTATCTAGTAGTGGCGATTATTACATACTGTCGGATAAATCGTTACGCGCCAGCCCTGATGCTTGGGCAAGACAAGCGGTAAATCTATATCACGAATTGAAGGCAGATAAGATTATTGCTGAAACAAATAACGGCGGCGATATGGTGATATTAACACTTCAACAAGTAGATAGAAGCGTTGCCACTAAAAAAGTAACGGCAACTAGGGGTAAGCAATTAAGAGCCGAACCAATAAGTGCTTTATATGAGCAAGGCAAAGTGCATCATATTGGCTATTTTGCTAATTTGGAAACGCAGATGTGCGAATGGACGCCGTTATCAAATGAAAGCCCAGATAGATTAGATGCTTTAGTATGGGCATTAACAGAATTAAGTCAGGGCGGAAGTAGTATGATTGCCTTAGCAAATATGGCATCATTGTGTGCTAAGTGCGGTATGCCGTCACCAAAAACGGCAAAAGTTTGTGTATCCTGCGGTGCTAGTCTGGGAGAATAATGGCAGTTACTTATAACTTAACAATAGACCAAGGTTCGGATTGGTATGTTAATTTTGTTTATAATCAACCAGCCGAAATTACAAATATAACTGCTAATGGAACGACAGTTACTTATACTGCCGTAAATGGCTTTAGTGCGGCACAAATAGTAAGCATAACTGGCGTTAATCCATCTACTTATAATCTGCAAAGCGTATTAGTAAATGCGGCAACTAGTTCTCAATTTACAGTATTAAATGCGGTAACTGGCACTTATATTAACGGCGGTATTGCATATGCGCCTGTAAATGTAACTGGTTATACGGCGGCATTACAATTACGCTCTTTGCCAGAAAGTCCAACTGCGGTATTATCTTTAACAAGTTCTAGTGGTATCACCGTAGGCACAACTAATGGTTTATTTGCGGTTCATGCAACGGCAAATCAAACTGCTAATATTGATGAAGGTATTTATTATTACGATATTGAAATTACTAGCCCAACTAGCGTTGTTACGCGGTTGGCACAGGGACAAATTGTAGTATCGGCAGAGGTGACAAGATAATGGCTGATGATTTAATTGTAATCAAACCAGTTGTTCCAGTTATTACAGTATCAGCACCGGGACCGCAAGGCCCATCGGGTGCGGCAGGTTCCGTATTTTATGTTCATACGCAAGCAGTTGCTAGTGCCGTATGGACAATTAACCATAATCTTAATGGCAACCCAACTGCCGTAGTGTTAGATAGCGCAGGAACGCAATGTGAAGGCACATTTTCTTACCCATCGGGCAATCAAATGGTGATAACCTTTTCCAGTGCTTTTACGGGCACGGCATATATCATATAGGAGAATAAATGGCGCGTAAATTTTTAGTAAGCATAGACTTAAACAAAAACGAATTACAAAATGCAGTAATTCAAAATTTAGGCACGGCGCCAGCATCTCCAGTATTAGGTCAAATCTATTTTGATACTGCCGATAATGAACTTTATTTTTACAATGGCACAACTTGGGAAAGCACGCAAGCAAATGCGCAAGTTACTTATGGAACTTTTGCGGCAAGACCAGCGGCATCAGAAGCAGGTCGTTTGTATTATGCAACAGACCGTCAATTGCTTTATTTTGATGATGGTTCAACTTGGGCGCAAATATCTAACTTTGGTTCAGTAACTTCTCAAACAACTTACGGCGCATCTAGTGGTAATGGTTCATCTAATGATTATGCAAGAGCAGACCATACTCACGGCACACCGTCATTAAGTAATGCAACGCCATCATCTCTTTCTATTGGTGGTTCTGCTTCTGCTGGAACTGGAACCGCACCTTCGCGTGATGACCATAGCCACGCAATGCCTTCTTTTGGTGGCGTAACTGCACAAACTTCATTTGGGTCAGCATCAGGTAATGGTAGTAGCACTAGCGTTGCTCGCGCTGACCATACGCACGGAACTCCTGCTCACGATAACGCGGCTCACGCATTAATTAATTTATCAGCACTTGCCGTTCCTACTGCCGATGTTTCCCTTGGCAATTACAAACTTACTAGCGTTGCTACGCCAGTAGCATCAACAGATGCCGCAAACAAACAATATGTAGATGATGTTGCGCAGGGCTTAAATATTCACGCTGCTTCTTATGTCGCAACTACTGCTAATCTCAATGCTACTTACAGTAACGGAACTGCTGGTGTAGGCGCAACACTTACAAACGCAGGAGCACAAGCAGCATTTAGCACCGATGGCGTAAGCCCATCTATCAACGCTCGTATTCTTGTTAAGAATCAAACCAATACTTTTGAAAATGGTATTTACACACTTACAACTGTGGGTAGCGGTTCAACTAACTGGGTGCTAACTCGCGCAACTGACTTTGATACTGCCGCAGAAATTGCTGGCGGAGATTTTACTTTCGTAGATGCAGGTTCAACACTTGCTAATACTGGTTGGGTAAATATTGATGAAGTAAATACAGTCGGAACTGACCCTGTTGTATTTCAACAGTTTAGCGGTGCTGGAACTTATACTGCAAGCAACGGCGTTCTTTTAACTGGCACAAACTTTACTGGCGTAGTTGTATCAAATGGTGGATTAACTGTCGGAGCAACAGGTTTTGCTCTTGATACCGCCATTGCCGTTCGCAAATATGCCGTAAGCGTTGGCGATGGAACTGCTACTTCATACACAGTTACTCATAGTCTTAACACAAAAGATGTAACTGTTGCCGTATATGATAATTCCAGCCCATATGCCGAAGTTGTTTGCGATGTTCAACACACAAGCACCTCGGCTATTACTGTATTGTTCAGCGTAGCACCGACCAGTAATCAATATCGCGTAGTTGTTCACGGCTAATTAGGAGGCAAAAATGGGTCTTATTGACCGATTTGCGGAGCGAGTAGCCAAGGAGATTGTAAAGGCACCAAATCTCCCATCTGGCGCTATCACCGTAACAGAACAACAAATGCGTCAAACTGGCGCAAACACAAGTTATGGTCAAAGCGTTCCACTAGAACGCGCACCAAATCTTGCTGGTGTTCCATTTGCACCAGGGCAACCAATTATTCCGGGCGCAATAAATCCGCCACGCGCAAATGATGGCAGACCAGACCCAAGGCGTTATGAATTTCAAGTAGCGCAAAATATAAATATAACTGAAACGCGTTTAGTTCCATTTAGAACTTTACGGGCGGCGGCAGACCAAATTGATATTTTGCGTAGATGTATTGAAGTGCAAAAAGCAAAAATACTTGGTTATAACTGGGATATTACTTTAGGCGAAGATAGTGCTGAAAAGTTAATTAGTGAAATTGGTGGCTCACGCGTTAGAGCAATGGCTTCTGCTAGAGAAAAATACACCGAAGATATTAACCGAATTAGGCAATTTTGGGAACAACCAGATAAAGGCAACGGATTATTATTTTATGATTGGCTAAATATTGCATTGGAAGAAATATTAGTGCTAGATGCGTGGGCAATATGGCCTCAAATGACAGTAGGCGATAAATTAAATGGCTTACAAATCTTGGATGGTTCAACAATTAAACCACTTATTGACGATAGAGGAATGCGCCCTACGCCACCATTTTCTGCATATCAACAAATTCTATACGGCTTCCCACGCTCAGAATTTTCTGCACCTGATGAAAACGAAAAAGCAGATGGTGAATTTACTAGCGATGAATTGGCTTATTTTGTTCGCAATCGTAGAACAACTAGCGTATATGGTTACTCACCAACTGAAAGAGCATTACCACTAGCAGATATTTATTTACGCCGTCAGCAATGGCTCCGTGCAGAATATACCGATGGCGTTACGCCAGAATTATTAATGCAAACAGATGCTAATTTTGGCAATAACCCAGACTTATTACGCGCTTACGAAAACATTTTCAATAGTGATTTGGCAGGTCAAACAGAACAACGCAAGCGTGTTCGTTTATTACCAGCAGGTATGACACCAATTCAATTTGATGGATATGGTGAAAGATTCAAGAGCACTTTGGATGATTATTTGGTAAATAGCATTTGCGGTCATTACGGCGTAACACCTGCTGAAATTGGATTTAGTCCTGATGGCGGTTTAGGTGGCGCAGGGTGGCAAGATGGGCAAATTGAAACGGGAGATGTATTAGGTGCGCTTCCTTTGGCTAATTGGATAGGCAAAATGATTAGCCATTTGTCTTATATGTTTTTAGGTATGCCACGCGAATTAGAATTTAAGTTTATGGAAAGTGGGCGCGAAGATACAGAACAACTTGCTCGCACCACGGATATAAATATCAAATCAGGCACTTTAACGCTTAACGAAGCACGCTCACGCGCTGGTTTATCGCTTATTGAAGCGCCAGAAGCAGATATGCCCATATTGGTTGCTGGCGCTGGTGCATATTTAGTTACAGATAGCGGATTGAAAGCCATTAACGAAAATGTGTTAGTAACAGAAGATGGGCAAGCAACTACCACGCCAGAATTAGCACTTATAGAATCAGATGTACAAAATGAAGAAAAATCTGTACAGAAAGAATTAAAACAATTTATCAAATGGCTTGGCAAATCACCTACGCGTAGTTTCCGTTTCCAAGCCGTGCCAGTTATTTACGCCGATGTTTTGAATAAATTTGTATCAGTAGCCGATTACGATAGCGCGCGCTGGTATGCTGAACGCTATTTGGCATAGGCACTAAATGAATCGCGCGTGGAAAAAACGAAACGGCGCAAAGGTTAGATTAGCCGCACGGCGCGCTAAATTAATCCGAGAAGGCATTAATCAATCATTTAGCACAGAACAAGCAGTAGATGATTTTGTGGCTATGAATTTTCAAAGCATTACACCGCAAGAAGCCAGACAATGGGCTATTACAAATGTGCGCACAAATGACGAAGCGTTACGCTCGGCATTATTTAATATGTATTTGGAAGCATATGCTTTGGGTGAAGATATGGCAATGAGTGCAATAGCCAAAGCGCGTATATCCAAAGCGCCAACTTTACGCCAACTACAACAAGCAATAGGCATAAATTGGGATACTTGGAAAGCAGGTAATAAACCTGCCGCTTTATTAGTGCGCAAGCCACGCGGGTTAAGCACTTTATTAGATAATCGTGGCGTAACAATTCAAGGCATAAATCGCACAACGCTTGACCGCATAGGCACAATATTGGCTAGAGGATTAGAAAATGGCTGGACACCTAGTGATATTAAGGAAGAAATAGCCGACACAATAGATGATGATAATGACCGCGCTTTAACTATTGCCCAAACAGAAATGAGCCGTGCCGTTACGGCGGCTTCTAGGCAATTATATGAAGAAAGTGGCGTGGAACTGGTAGAGTGGTTAGTAGCAGACCCTTGCGATATTTGCCAAGAGAATGCCGATGTATCGCCTATCCGTATTGACGATACCTTTCCTAGCGGAGATACGGAACCACCAGCACATCCAAATTGCGTTTGTGATTTGGCACCATATGTTACGGATACGCGTGATATTGGTGAAGATGCTTTATCTATGATATTGGGAGATGATTACGACTAATGGCACAACCGCAAGTAGGGCATAGCACAATAACAATTGGCACATCAGTAAAGTTATTATTTGAAGCGCCTACAACTTATGGCAAAATTAATTTATATATTGATAATGAAGGCGGAAGTAAGGTTTATCTAGGAGATGCCACAGTAACTGTTTCGGGTGCTTTAGAGGGTTTTAACTTGGATAATGGACAACATTTGAGTATGGAACTAAATGGCGGAGAACAAATTTGGGCTATATCGGCATCATCTTCCAAAGTCTGCCTTCTTTGGACACTTTAATGGTATTATTATGTTACAAGCGAAAAGGATAATTAGATGGCACTAAATATGGCAACTACTTATGCCAGTATTATTAAGCAAGAAAAGCAAGATGACGGCACATTATTAGTTTATGGAAAAGCAACTGATGATTCAGTAGATATTGACCAACAAATTTGTGATTCCGCTTGGTTAGAAAAAGCAATGCCAGAATGGTTCAAAACTGGCGGCAATATCAGAGAACAACATAGCAATATTGCGGCAGGTGTTGCTAAAGAATTAAATAGCACAAATGATGGACATTATATTTCTGCATTAGTTGTGGACCCAGTATCGGTTAAAAAAGTTGAAACGGGAGTGCTTAAAGGGTTTAGCATAGGAATTCGCGCACCAAGAATTGTGCGTGATAGTAAGGCGGCTAATGGTCGCATTATTGATGGACAAATTGTGGAAGTATCGTTGGTTGATAGACCAGCAAACCCAAATGCCAAATTAATGTTGGCAAAGTCCGACAATGCCAATAACTTGGTTCAAGTTGAGGAACTAATTGAGGCTGAAACCGTTAAAGGAGAACATATGGAACAAGAAGAAGATAAAGCGGTTTCAGAGAAGCCGTCTAAGGAAGAATTATTGGAAAGACTTAAAGAAGCACATAAAATGTATAAAGAAGCAGAAAAAATGTGCAAAGAAGTGGGATGTTCTGATGAAGAACTAAAAGCCCAATATGGTGAAAGTGCTGAGGAAGAAACCGAAGAGGGTAGTAAGCCAACCGCCGCACAAGAAGAAGTTGAAGAAGCCGAAGGCAAATCTGCTGAAACAACTGAAAAATGTTTAGAGTGCGGTTGCCATCAACCAGCAAATAGCCACGGCGCAGATGATGTTACAACTGCCACTATGGTTTCACCAACTGAAACTCCAAAGAGCACAATTATCCCAGAGCCAGTAACAGAAGAAATTGGCACAATTATTGAAGAAGATTCCTCAGATGATGAGGATTTGTCTGAAAAGACAATTACTGCCATCATTGAAAAAGCCGTAAAGAGTGCTAAAGATGCGGTAACTAATGAGATTAACTCCTACAAAGAGGAAGTTAATAAGTTACAGGCTGAACTAGCAACGGCGAAAACAAAAGCAGTAGCAGGTGGTCCAAAGCGTTCAGTTATCAAAACTGATATTGCTGAATTAGGCGGATACTTGGCTAAAGCAGCCGAATATCGCGTCAAAGCCACACAAACTAGCGATACCGATTTGGCTCGGGGCTATCGCGAGTTAGCAGAAGATGCTGAACTCAAAGCCAAAGCAATTCAAGCCAAGTAATTAACCAACTCTTTACGAAAGGAAAAAAATGGCTATCGCCACACCAAAGGTAACTGACCTATTTGGTGATGTAGCATCTTCAAAAGATGCCGCAGTGCGTATGGAAGAGTTCAAATCCGAACTCAATAAGTCCGTATCACAAGCAGTTACCGACCCAATGGCAATTAATGCTATTCAGGCTGGAAAAGCCACATTTGCGCAAGCATCTGGCGACCCAGTAGCAAATCTTGAAGCACTTGCCGCTAACAAATCACTTTCTCCTGATGCAGTAGGCGCATTGAACAATGCTCTAGCATCTCAACGCCTTGCAATGCAGGATATTCAGAAAGACATTACGCTAACTAGCCCACTAAGCACATCTTTTGCTGCTTTTGACCTAGAAGCACCTTCCAAGTTACTAACACCACGCCCAACTCCGCTACGCAATAAATTGCCACGCAAAAAGGGTGTCGGCACCTCACACCGTGTAAAGCGTATCCTTGGATACACTGGTACAGGAACAGGTGGAGTAGGCAACAAGTGGCCGGGCATCACCGAATCCACAACCAATACATTTGGTTCAATTAACTACGAACGCGGACCAATTATTTCTTATGCGGCTGACGACCTCGTATTGCCTTACAATTCCTACTCACTATCCGATTCAGTATCATTTGATGCTAATTTCTCGGGTATGGGTTATCAGGACCTTCGCCAACTATCAAGCACCAGCACTCTCTACGCAACAATGTTGATGGAAGAGCGTATGATGCTTATGGCACGCGGAACTGCATCAGGATATTCAGGCGCACTATCAGCCCCAACATTCACACTTGCTTCACCAGTAGCAGGAGCAGGACAAACCGCACTAGCCGCAACAACTTACTATGTAAATGTTACTGCTGATGCTGGTATTTCTGGTTCTGGTTTTGGTGAGTCAATTCTTGGAACAGAAGCAAACACCGTAGTTGCATCTGGCGATGTTTTAACAGTTACTGTTGGCACCGCAGTTGCAGGAGCGCTTGGTTATAACATTTATGTTGGAACCGCAACTGGCGCAGCAAACTTGAAGTATCAGGGAACTCTAAAGGGAACTGGTACATTCACAATTCAAGGCGCATCTGCTACTGGTTTAACTGGTAACAATGCCGCTTTCACCACAACTGGTGCTGCCGCTTCTCGCGCAACTGCAGATACTTCTGCATACGCAACTGGTTATGACGGAATTCTCCCAACTGTTTTGGGTTCAAATTCTGGTAAAAATAATGCTATTAACTCAACCTTTAGCACATCAAATCCGGGCAATGAATACCAAGTTGTATTTTCTAGCCTATATGATTCTGTAAAGGCTGACCCAGATGAGATTTTCCTAAACGGCGCAGACCGTAAGCAACTCTCAGATTCAATCAAGAACGGCTCAACTGCTAACTACCGTCTAAATCTAACTCAAACAGAAACAGGCGATTATGTTGGTGGAGCAGTTATCGGTGGACTACACAATGAAGTTACAGGCAAGTTAGTGCCTCTAACTGTTCACCCTTGGTTGCCACAAGGCGTAAGCCCTGTTGTTTCTTATACACTTCCAATTCCAGATACAGAAGTTTCCGATGTATGGGCAAACTTTATGGTTCAGGATTATATGGGCATTCAATGGCCTGTAACCCAGTTCGCATATGAGTTCTCCACATACTTCCGTGGAACATTCTTCTGCACCGCTCCTGCTTGGAACGGCGCAGTTTCAGGAATCGTTAGCGCGTAGTAATTAAATAGAGGGCGCGGCATACTTGACCAGCCGCGCCCTTTATATAAGGAGGGAAAATGACACGATTAATAGCACCGACAGGCGTTCAAGGCATAGATGTGCGCACACCACGCGGTGTTGTGAAATATAACAGGGATAAAAAGGGCGCAATTAATGTTGAAAACCCAAAACACATTAAACAAATGAAAGAAGAAGGATTATTTGAAGCATCTTTAATGGGTCATACAAATAATCAAATAGGCTTTACTTGTAACGAATGTGGCTTTGGTTCTTGGTTTCGTAAGTGCGGTAGATGCGGGCACGAAAACGATAAGCCTATTGCGAGAGATGGTGATTAAATGACGGTAGGGACAACTACTAATACATTTTTTGAAACGCCTTATATAACATTAAATGAATATAAAAATGCGCCAACTAGCATTGATTATAACAATTTAGTTATAGGCGGTAACGCTAATGCGCAAGATGCTGAATTACAAAATGTTATTCTTCGTGCTTCTTCTTATATGGATGAATACTTCAACGCAAATCTTAATGCGCAAAAATACACAGAAACCCAGCGCACTCGTTTCACGCCTGATGGCTTTATTGCGTTACACCCAAACAATGCGCCAATAATTGCGCTAGAAAATTTCCAATACGGCACTAACCCAAATAATTTAATAACACTTACCGACCCAAGTTTGGCTTGGTTTGAAGAACAACAAGTTATTATCCCATTAAGCAATATTGCCGTAAGTTATTCATCGGCAGGTCCATTAGCATTTGGCGGATACGGATTACCACGCCAACAAGTTTATTGCCAATATACTTATGTTGCTGGTTATGTTAATAATTTAATTGTTAGTGGCACGGCTGGCGCATCTAGTTTAACTGTGGCACGCTCAGATGGCATTTTGGCTAATCAAAGATTGCGCATATATGACGGCGCAAATTCTGAAACAGTTACAGTTGCAAGTAATTACACCTATGGTTCTACTACCGTGCCATTAACGGCTGCTTTGACCTATACGCATACTTCAACCGCCAGCATAGGTAATATACCAAATGCAATTAAACAAGCCTGTATTCTGATTACAACGGCTTTTATTAAGGTGCGTGGCGACAGTTCAATGACTATGAATATCACTACTTTTCCACAAGCAAATCCAACTACGGGAGCAAATCGTTACGGCGGAGAAATTGCTCTTGCTTTGGATATGGTTAATAAATATCGCAGGATTAGATAATGGCAGGGCGCGTAGGGGTTCGGGATACGCTTTATCAATTCTTAGCAAACCCACCTATTGAGAATCTAAATGTTATACATACCAGTTTTCCTAAAAGAATACAATTTCAAGAAAACGGGCAAGCAGGTCAATTAACACGCTCACAGGCTATTATTTTTATTCAATCTGAAAACGAAACACGCTTGGCAATAGGCGGAGCAACTAACGGTTGGAAACGCGTTGATTATTCTGTAATTATTCAAATATTCACGCACTCTTTACAACCAGATGCGCGTATGGCAATGGCAGACTTTGATACACTTGTTGATGCTATTAAGATAAGATTACGCTCTGACCATAACTTTGGCGACCAAAGTGGCACTTTAGTATGGCAAGGAGCAGAACCTATTATAAATGGCAGTTACGGTGAACCAGCAACAACCAATGAAGGGGCTACGGAAATATATGCCGAACTCCAATTTGATGTTACCGAGATGATACAAGCATAAGGAGCACCAATGAAATACAAATACAACGGAACAGATGAGCGCGTGTTCCCTTCGCTTGGACAAGTTGTTAAACCAGGCGAAGAATTTGAAGCGCCAGAAAACTTTAGCGCACCTGATGTTGTCCCAGCAGGTTCGGCTAAACCAGCAATAAAAACAACAACATCGGAACTAAAGCAGGAGAGTGACAAATGACAGTTCAAGCCTCGGTCCGTTCCTATGTGGGTATCGCAAAAGAAGCCACAAAAGGAACCGCAGTAGCAGCAACAGATTTTATTCCAGTTGCTAAAGACAGTTTAAAGCCAGTAAATATTTATGACCCATTGTTTGACCAAGGACTACGCGGTTCAAACACTATGAATTACAACTATATTCAAGGTCGTAGCCGTTCAACATTTGATTTTGGTGGCGCAGTATTTGCCGACACCATTGGCTATTCATTAGCAGGTATTATGGGTGCAGTAGCAACAACAGGTGCTTCTGCTCCATTTACTCACACAATTTCATTATTGAACAGTTTAACATCAGGCGCAGATGCGCAACCAATTAGTTACACACTAACAGATTTTTATGCCGTAGGTGTGCGCCAATATCCCGGTTGCCAATTCAGCGACTTCTCATTGAAGTTTAATGCTGATGGAATGCTTGAATATGATGCTAAAAGCACAGGTTGGGTTTCCAGCACAACATCTGACCCAACACCAACATTTAGCACAGTTTTGCCAACCCCAGTATGGCGTGGAACTGTATCTATTGGTGGTTCAGCCGTTTCATATTCAATGGAAGGAAACATTGATATGAAGCGTGCCGTAACTCCAATTTATGGCATTTCCAATACACAAAATCCATATCAGGTATTTCTTGGCGCACTTGAAGTTACAGGCTCAATTAAGTTTGTAATGACATCAGATGCTGAATTAACACGCTTTCTAAGCAATACTCAGCCAGCAATTGTGTTGAACTGGGCATACGGCGCAGGAGCAACTGCGGTTCAAATTCAAGCCACGATTACTAAAGGCGCATATACTGCCGCCGTTTATGACCGTGGAGATGATTTTGTTAGCGTATCAATTGAACTTAATGGACAAGGTAATACTACCGATGCTGGAGCATCAGGTGGATTAGCGCCTATCAAATGGGTTCTACAAAACGCAAAGGCTTCTGGCACTTACGCATAAGCCAGAAAAAAAGTGCTAGAGGGGTTGGTTGTAGCAGACGCCTTCCCTGCTCCCACCCTCTAGCACCTATAATTAAAATACGGAAGGCACAAACGGAAGGAATACAATGACTACAAAAGAAACAAAACTACCAATTAGTGGAGCAAAAGTTACATTACGCGACCCTAAAGAGTTAAAGCATAAAGACCGCAAAAAGATTTATGCTAATACACAAGGCGTTAATGAAGGCATTATGACGGCACTTTCATTAACAGATGGCATATTGGCAATTATGGTGGAAAATTGGGAATTAGATTTACCAATTCCTTCGGTGCGTATTTCATCTTTGGATGAATTACATATTGCCGATTATGACCATCTAACAGAATTGAGCAAAGAGTTTCAAAAGGCAATTTTCCCTTCATTGGCAGAAACGCCTGAAACTGAAAAGGATGCAGATAGCCCTTTCGGCGACTCCAAAGGTTAAAATGGCTACTTGAAGGTGGCGAACGCCACGAAGCCTTTGAGTATCCAGATGATGAGTGGGTTTATTATTTGTGTGCTAAAGAATTTGGCTGGACGCCAAATGAAACAGATGAGCAACCTGCTTATTTGATTGATTGGCTTTTATCCATATCGGCAACTGTTAAAAGGGTGGAAAGTGATAACATCAAATCTTAAGCAAGTTAGAGAAGCGGTTACCAAATACGCTGGCTCGGTTGCTAAAGGCGCTGAAAATGCGCGAGATGAAATGATGGTTACCCTTATTCAGTTATCTAAAGAAGAAATTAAAGGTCGGCGACCTGTTGGACAAAAAGCAACGGCAGGTGCGCCACCTATGAATAGAACAGGCAATTTACGCCGTAGCATTAGAGGCGAAAAACGCCAAACAGGTTTTGCCAAGTATGAAGCAATAGTAGGGCCAACAATAATCTACGGCAGAGCGGTAGAATTAGGTGGAGAATTTTCGCCTAATTCGTGGAGAGGAACAAGTGCCGTGAAAGGATTTCCTTATATGCGCCCTGCCTTTCAAAAGTTCCGTTTGATTGCTCCGCGTATTGTTAAAAAACACCTATCGGTAGGTAATAGATAATGGCTAATTTTTTACCACCTGCCATTATTGAGATTAAAGCCTTAGCAGATAAGGCTATTGCTGAATTTAAGCAGGTTAATGGCGAACTAGATAAGATGGAAAAACAAGCCGATAAAGCGGGTAACGAAATTTCCAAAATGGAAAAAGCATCCAAATTGGCAACAGGTGCGTTAATTGGAATGGGTGTGGCATTTGCTGGTTTTGCTGCCATTGGCATAAAAGAAGCAATGGAAGCCGAAGTCATTATGACAAAACTTGGCGCAACTATGGCGGCAGTTGGTGTTAATAGTGCTAAAAATAGAGAAGAAGTATCTAAACTGGCAGAAAGTTATATCCAATTAGGTTTTGCTGATGATGCCGCCGCCGCAGGTTTGGAAATTTTGTTACGCGTTACTGGTGATTTGGATAAATCACAATCATTATTAGCGTTATCAGCAGATTTAGCAAGAACCAAAAATATAGGGTTAGCAGAAGCATCAAGTATATTGGCTAAAGCCAGCACGGGTAATGCCAAAGCGTTCAAAGATGCTGGTATTGCTTTGGATACTACATTACCAAAAGCAGAAGCCATAGATAAAGCGTTCAAAGAATTGAACGACAGAATTGGAAGTCAGGCAGAAAACGCAACCAAAACTTTTGCAGTTCAATTACAAATAGTAAAAGAACAATTTTCAAATACTGCGGAAACTTTAGGCGCATCTTTATTGCCAATGTTAAAAACATTATTAGAACGCATAAATTCAGCAATAGAATTTGTTAAGCGTAATTCCGAAGTATTCAAAATTCTTGCTGGCGTTGTTGTAACGATTACTGTGGCATTAGCCGCTTATAATGTTGGAGTAAAAGTTAGTATTGCTTTAACAAAAATCCAAACAGGGTTACTAGCGGCTCAAAAAATAGCAACCGCATTATTAACTGGCAATCAATTGGCATTAAATGCCGCTATGAAAGCCAATCCAATTGGTTTAATATTTACTGCCGTTACTTTGCTTATTGGTGGGTTTGTAATGCTTTGGAACAAATCTGAGGCGTTCCGTAAAATAGTAATCACTATGGCAAAAGCCGCATTGACGGCATTTGCTTCTATTATCCCAATTGTTGGAAAAGTTTATGAAGCAATCTTAAAAATAGTTTCAACGCCATTAAGACTTTTACTTACCGCTTTATCTAAATTGCCCGGTGTTGGCAAATATGCCAAATCAGGACTTGATTTGATAAATAAAGGGTTAGACGGAGTATCAGATTTTGCTGATAGCGCATCTAAAAAGGCTAAAGAACTTGCCGCTAATCTTGATAAATTAAATAAGCCAATAAAATTTGGCGGTGGTAAAGGTATTGAAATACCAGAATTAGACGGTAAAGGCGGTAAAGGCAAAAAAGGTGGTGGGTTAGACCCTAAAGAAAAAGCGGCGTTAGAAAAGAAAAATGCCGAATATCTAAAAATTGTAAAAGACTTAAACGGAAAAGTTGAGTCTGCTCAAAAGAAATATAACGAAACAATAGCCAAAGCGCAAAAACAACACGATGAATCAGTTGCTAAAGCGCACGAAAAATATCGTGAAACAGAATTAGCAGCACGAACCAAACACTCGGAAGATATATTAAAAGCCGAACGCAAACGGGATGAATCCATTTTCAAAGCAGAAGAAAATGCGCGCAAAAAAAGAATAGAAGCACAAACTGCCTTTAATAATATTATGGGCAAACTAAACGCTAAACGCGCACAAGATTTGGCTAAACTAGAAAAAGATAACGCTAATAAAGTTCAATCTATATATAAAGCCAATGCGGAAAAGTTACAAAGCATCGTTGAACAATCCGTTAATCGTTTGAGAGATGCTTATAAGAGTGGCACTTCCTTTAGCGTTACAGAATTGTTCAAAGGTTTGGCAGACGCGGGTAAAAGAACTGCCGATGAATTGCTTAGTGCATTAAAAAATAAATTAGATGGAGCGCGTAGATTAGCAGAAAACGCTTCTCAATTGGCTGGTTTAGGGTTTAGCCAAACATTTATAGAACAAGTTACATCAGCAGGACCAGAAGTTGGTAATGAATTAGCCGATAGCATATTAAAAGCAACACCCGAAACTATCCGCGAACTTCAAAATACTTTTGTTTCAATGGAAAGACAAACCAATACAGGTTTAGACAAATTAGCAACTGCGATGAACAAAGGCGCAAATCTTGCCACAGATGAATTAAATAAGGCTTATCGTGAAGCCGAAAAAGATTTAACAATATTTTTAGCGGAACAAGCACAAGAATATTCGGCGGCACAAGTTGAAATTAACAAAGAATTTACGGAACAAATGGCAGATGCAGAACGCACCCGTGATGAAGCGTTAGCATCCGCAGAGGCCGATTTAATTGCCACATTAGCCGAAATAAATAAAGAATTTGTTGAAAGCACGGCTGAAATAAATAAACAATTAAACGATACTTTAGCAGAAGCCAATAAAGATTTGAATAATGCTTTAATGGAAGCGGCTAAAGATTTAGTAGAAGCAACAGACCAAGCGCGAAAAGAATTATCTGAAACTCTTGATGAAATTGCTAAAGAATTTGATGAAAAACTTGGCAAAATTAAAGGCGCATTAAAATCAACAATGGACGCTATAGCGCAACTTAAAGCAGCATTAGAAAGTTTGAATACTGCTAATCGTTACACAGGAAGCACAAGTTCTACATTACGACCTGGTGTTACTTATGACCCAGTTAAAACAATGTTTACTGCTGGTGGAACAGGTGTTGGTGGTTCTACTGGTAGTACAACCAGAGCCGTGCCAGCAGACGGAAGCGTTGCTAGTTTTCGCGCAGGTGAAGAAAAATCTATGGCTGGATTAATTATTAACCAGACTTTTAACACCGATTATGTGGACCCAATTCAAGTTAAAACACAAATGCTAAATGCCATAAAATATGGTTCAACTGTTCAATTAACGGCACCAGTAGGCGGCGGTGGCGGTAAATACGGAATGTTGGTTGAGTAATGACACTTACAACTGTATATTCATTTTCATTTAACGGACAAATATTTGGTGGTGTAGGTTCGCCATATCAAATTTTATCCGTTGATGGTTTAGAAAGTTTGCCACAAATTCGTAATCAAGACGATAATCGCGGATTTAATGATGGTATGTTCACAGGTCGCGATTTTCTTGGTGGTCGCTATTTATCTATGATTATTCAAACTTATGGAGATGGCATTAATTCGGCGCAAGTAAATTATGAAACATTACAAAGTGTGTTATTACCACAATCAAGTGGCACAACTCCGTTATATTTCAAATTACCCACCGCTACTGGCGACCAATATATAGATGTGCGTGTGCGTGGATTAACAACAACTATTACACCTGATTACACTTACGGACAAATTACATCACAATTAGATTTATTTGCGCCAGACCCACGCTATTACAATAGTAATCAACAAACCGCCACAATGGCTTATAGCACACCCACAGGGCGTATTTATAACCGCGTATATAATTTGACTTATGGTGGCGGTTCAGCAACCATTACAACAACCATTACAAATAACGGGTGGGCAGATACTTATCCCACAATTACAATAACAGGGCCTATAACAAACCCAACTGTGGGGAATCAAACACAAAATAAGGCTCTAAATTTGGTTGGGACATTTTCTAGTTCAGATGCTCTTGTTGTGGATTTATATAATAAACTTATCACCTTGAATGGACAACCTGCTCGGAATTTATTAATTTCTGGCGATTGGTTTTCTGCTCAACCCGGCAATAATCAGTTTTATTTTGTCGGAACGGGAACGCTTTTTGGAACAACTGAGGCTAGTGTAGTATGGCACTCGGCTTACATTTAGGAGCATAAATGGCATTACGGACACCGCCCTCTTGGTTACAGAATGGCTCACACCCTGCCGAAAATGACCGCTTATCGGTTCAAGCACTTTATGCGACAACAGGAATTATTGGTTCAACTTCGCTTGCCGTAACTGCAAGTTCTCCAGCCGCTATGTCCGTGCGTGTTGCTACTGGTTGGGCGGCAATAGTTGGAACAACCCAAGCAAATATGGGTGTATATACAATTTACAATGATGCGCAAGATACTTTAACAATTACTGCCGCAGACCCTACAAATCCACGCATTGACCGAGTTGTAGCAACTGTCCGAGATGCTTATTACACAGGTGCATTTAATGATGTTATTTTTCAAGTAGTAGCAGGAACTCCCGCAGGTTCTCCAAGCGCACCCGCAACGCCCGCAAACTCAATTTCTTTAGCAACTGTTTTAGTAGGCGCGGCAGTTACACAAATTAATTCAGGTAATATTACTGATACACGCACAACAGTAACAACAAATTTACCAACTGGCGATTTAACAGAAGTAGCCGCAGGAACAGGTATTACAGTTACAAATGGAACAGGTCCTATTCCTACTGTTGCTATCAACTCAAGCGTTGCTACTTTGACGGGTTCACAAGCACTAACAAATAAAGATTTAACAAGTGGCACAAATACTTTTCCATCTAGTTTAGCAACTTTAACAGGCGCAGAAACGCTTACAAACAAATCTTTAACTAGCCCCAAAATCAATCTTGGAATCAACGCACAAACAGGCACAACTTACACAACTGTTTTAGATGACAATGGAAAACTTATAACTCTTGCCAATGCCGCCGCCATTGCAGTAACAATTCCTTTGAATTCAAGCGTTGCTTATCCAGTAGGCGCACAATTAAATTTGGCTCAAACAGGAGCAGGGCAAGTTACAGTATCGGGAGCAGGTGGCGTAACTGTTGTTTCCACAGGCGCTACTGCCGCAACGCCTAAAACACGGGCTCAATACTCAACTTTGACCGCAGTGCAAATCAGCACAAATAATTGGTTAGTAATGGGTGATATTTCGTGAGCCGTTTAGCCTTAACTCCTACAAATGTGCCAGCAAGCGCAACAGATATTTCTACCCCAACTTTGCGCGCAGGAGATTTATATTACAACACCACACAAGGTTTGAAAGTTTATACAGGTTCAGTATGGTCGGCAGTTACGGCGGCGGTAAGCGAATTAGACGGCGGTGTATTTGATAGCATTGCGCCATATAATGGCGGCGACCCCACCACAACTGCTACACAATCATTTGACGGAGGAACTCCATAATGCCAGTAGTTACACAAATACAAATTCGTAGAGGAACCGCCGCACAATGGACTTCCGCTAATCCAACTTTGGCATCAGGAGAGTGGGGCTTTGAAACCGATACTAATAAAGGTAAAATTGGCAATGGCTCTACTGCTTGGAATTCTCTTGGTTACATACTTGGTATTGGTGATATTGAAGGTGTTACTGCTGGAACTGGTCTTAGCGGTGGCGGCACTAGCGGTACAGTAACTTTATCGCTTTCAAC